AGCTGAATACATACGCGAGCCAGTAGCAGCTTTACCAGCCTCAATCGTAGCCCCTGAATCTCTGTAATCCAGATTGCTTCCTAACCCTCTCATTCCAGCAGCGTCAGCTTCGGCTCGCGAATTAGCCCTGATAAAGACTAGCCCTAACTGTGGATGAAAATATGTGAAAATAGTCATTAGATACCTCTAGCCTCTGGGTTCGGTTCTAACCCTGCTGCTTCAGCAGTGTTCCTTGGCGCTGTAGTGTTATATCCCGCATCAGGAGAGGGCGCAGCACTGACTCCCATTGTGCCAGCCTGCGCCAGCAATCTTGGGTCTGCACTTACTGTAGCAGGATTTGCCATATCCTGTACACCCGCCCCACCGCCTTGTTGGGCAGCCCCGTTCATACCGGCTGCTGCTGCCATCGGGTTCGCATTAACAGCCTGTTCAAACTGGTATTGCATTGCCGCTTCTTCCATTGCCTCACGTTCGATTTCCCTCTGGATATCCATTTCAAGAAGCTGGATAACCTCTTCAGGTTCCCCCGAAAGACGGGCTGCGTGCCACTGTGTAAGCAACTCGTATTTCGCGCTTGACGCACGTATTCTAGCCCCTGACATACGCCGTTTTTCAAGGTCGTAATCCTGAACTTTAGCGATTTTAGTGGCTGCATATTGTTTCGACACGAGTGCTGTGCCGGTACTTGGATCGACCTGCGATGCGACCTGTGCGGCCTGCCAGAGCGCAAAATCGTCCTGTGGCTGTGTCTGCCTTAGTTCTACAGATAAGAGGTTATGTCCCTTGATATCGTCGGGGGCGATAACCTTGTTGAACGGCTGGTCTGTGTGGGTCTTGCCCCGTACCTCGATATCCTTGTATCGTCCGGTTTCGTACTGTCTGCCAAGGTTGTCGAGAATACCTGCAAGCATGGATTCCACTGCTTTAAGGAAGGGGGCAACTACTTCGTTATCTGCCTGTGACAGGATTTGAAGTGCCGCACCGGATACAGGGGATGTAAGTCTTCCAAGTGCAGGATCAGACAGACCGGCATTTGACTCGTCGAGCCTCAACTCGCCTTCTAGCTGTCCCGCATCTGACGTCAGTTGCGAAATAGGAAGAAGCCCTATGTCTTCGTCGTTATCTGTGGACAGTCCAAGTTCAGCACCGGAGGCAAATGCGTCCTGATCCAGTTCCTTGGTGCCGTCCCTTGACTTGACGATCAGGGTGCCCTGCACGGCTCTTGCCGTAAGTGCCATTCGGTACGATGCAAGCCGGTTTACCTGCGGAATGACGTGTCGGAGCGCAGCAAAGATGCTGTCACCGACGTCTTCTATACCGGGGATTTCGCGAATGCCGTCGATAGTATCTTTCAGGCTGTAGTTCATTACGCCCGGGTTGTTGCCGATCAGCCGAATCACGATAGGGAAATTAACGGCAAAGGTATCGGTCGGCTTTTTTGCGTACTGCCCGTCGATAATGACGCAGTTCATGCGTTTACCGTCTTCGGTCCAGTAATAGTCCACTACACGGGCAAGTTCGTCATCATCGTCTTCGGGGTGCTGGACATTGTTTTCTATCCCGAACTTGAATTTCGGGTATTCGTCACGGATATCCTGTTTTGCACGCTGGGTTATGATCGCTGCCCATAGCGGTTCCCCACGGCCTTTTTCGTAAACGAGGTTTCGCGGGTCAACCGGCACGATATCCGGTACTGTCTCTCCCTGTGCGTCTTTAATAAGTACCGCACGGGTGCCGATCCACCCTCCACGAACGACTGCGTTCCATGCGCTTTCGCCCTGCACTGTGGAGTTCATGCCGCCTGACTGCAATCGTTCGTCTGCCATTTCGAGGACGCCGACACACCATCTTTCGTAGGCGTTGTTCTTATCTCGGAACTCTTCGTTGTCGGCATCGTCAAGCACTCGGATAATGCGTTCTGCGTATCCGACTCCGTTGGACACTTTGCGTGCAAGGACTTTCGCGAAGTTGGTGGTAACGGCATCTTTTATCGTGATGCCCTCGGTGGGCATTGGGACGAACGGGGTATTCTTCCAGCCCCATTCGTAGTCAGAATCCATGAATGCGGTACGTTTCTCGAAGACCTGTTCCTTACGGTCTACCTTATTGAGGATACGCTCTATTGCAACCTGGTCTCTCTTTGATGCCATTACCTGTTATTTCCCATTCGCCGTATGCGTTCTTCTCGTGTAATAACCTTGATTTTTTTAGACTGGTTGTATGCTTCTTTACGCATCTGCCATGCCAGTCCTACTGCCATCGGGTAGTCATCATGCGTGCCGACCATGCCTTCAATCCGACCGTCTTTGTCAGGGTTCCTGATGACGGACGTGAACTGGTTAAGCCCCGCCTTGCTTGGGATTATAACCAACCTGTCCCTGACTGCCTCTATCAATTCGCCCCATAAAACGGTACGAGTTCGCCCATCTGTCCTCCACCCGATCTTGCCTGACAGCTTTCCCTGGGGGTTTCTTCGTTCGTAAAGTCTTGGATACTTGAGTTCCTGCGCCTTCTTGAGGGTCAGTTCTCCCCAGTCGTTATCCTCGATGGCCCAGATAGGGTTGTTGTAATCGTTGAGCAGGTTGACAGATTCCATTGCGAAATGTTCAGGTGCCATCGTGTTCGAGTAGACGTCGGCAACAACGTATCCTGTCTCGACGTCAATAATAGCAGTAACGGAATAATCGGCTCCGACTCCGTGCGAGGTATCGCTGCCTGCTGCGTATTTTTTCGCGACAACAGGCTTCTGGTACACGTTAATCACGTTATTTCGTATTTCGACCGGCTTTTTCGTGTCGAGGTGCATCGACTCAATGGCGTCAACATCGAACGCAGCCATGACCCTTGACGGTCGCAGTGCCTCTTCCACGGAGGTCGGATGTTCCTGTTCCATGTAGAGTTCGGGCGACATTCCGTCGGTAACGGGTGCTTCCCTCTGTACTCTTTCGTACCACTTTTCGTCACGGTCAGGCCGTGACTGCCAGCCGTAGAACACTGCCTTGAACCCGTTTTCGGGTGATCTCCGGTGTATCTCCTTGAACAGTGTTCCTGCTTTTTTCTTGTTAACGGTGGAACACTGGATCAGTTGCCCGCCTGCATCGATTGTCGGCTTGATCGCAGCGTAGTTAAGTTCCAGGTTATCGTGGAAATCTGCCTCGTCCTGAATAACAAGCGTGGCATTTTCTCCACGTCCTGCTTTCTCAGTAGACGGCAGTGCGGTGATCTTTGACATCCGTGACGGGAACTCCATCGTGGTGTCGTTATCCCTGCCAATGGGTATCTTCAGATGTTGCGGCAGGTTTTCGTAGACGATTCTTGCCTTGTTGAGAAACCCGACGGACTCAAGCTGTCCCTGTGAGAACGCCAGTACGTTTGCGCCTTCCTTGTACATTGCTGTCCAGAGTGCGAATGTTGCGAGTACCCATGAGAAGCCAAGCTGTCTTGACTTGAGGACGTTTATGAGTCTTTCGTTTTCGAGGATTTCGACAAATCCCGTTATGTGGTCCCATTTCTCGAACGGTATGACGCCGCCCCTGTTGGTTGCGGTGGGTGGTTCGAGCAGTTTCACGAAATCGAGGAAGTCAATAAAGGATCGTGCTGCGAGTGCCCGTTCTATGTCCTGTATGGTGACTTTCGTGGGGCCTGGTGTTGTTGTCATGTTGAAGACTCGTCTGCTGGCAGTATCTCTTCGACGGTTACTTTGCCTTCGATTTGTGGCATTTCCCTGAGTGATCGTAACTGGTCGAGGGTGAACTCTTCAAGTTGGGTTATGTCGTGTGTAACGGTAGTTTCGATGTGATCCACGAACATCCTGAGAGTTTTTCCCAGTAATTCCAGTGCCCTGATGCGGTCGCTGTCCCTTGTAGCGTTTTCTGCCAGTTCATAGAGTCCGTGCAGCACGTAGAGCCTGTCGATCTTCTCTTCTGCGTGGTGCAGGTTGTTCAATCTCGTGATTTCGGCCTGTACAGACTCGTATTTAAGGAGCCTGCTTCCCATCGCAGCGGCTGACGGCCCTGTCGAGTATCCTGCTGCTTCAGCAGACGCCCTTACCTTGCCGGTATTGACGTATTCTCTTGCGAACACCTTCTGCTTAAAGGCGTTTTCCTCGTCCCTGGTGGCAAACAAGTGCTTCTTTTCGGCGGTACTCAATGCCTTACGTCTTCCTCGTCGTGCAAAACAGCGTTATTTACGATATTCAACAAGCACTGGACGCACACGTAGTTGTTTTCCCCGTCGATCAGGAACGTGAAAATCTCTTCAATCTTGCAAAAAACACAGGTTTTTGTCTGCATAGAAAAATAATACACGATACACTGCCCTAAAGATCAGGGGTTGAGGAACCTCACCAGCTAGAGGTAACTCCCCCTGGTCTTGCACAAAACCCCAGCCCTCAGATAACATGCAATAACGCGGCTGGTTGCCTTACGAAACCAGCGGGGAATCAAGGCCACATACGCGTTATACGCTAAAAGCCAGTCACATAGCTGGGGATCATAAAGCAATCCAACCACAGCAGCAGACGGAACAAGCCTCAGAAGAGGCAGTCTCTCTCACCC